ATCGAAGCTCACGGCACTCAATATCCTATCGAATTGAATGGTACTAAGTACATCATTCGTATTAATGGAGCTTCAGCCTCTTAACCCCTTCCACTCTCGAACAGCCTCTCGTCTCGTGCGAGGGGCTGTCTCGCCCCCTGTCTCGTCTCGTCCCCTGTCTCGTCTCGCAAAAAATTTTCGCCAGCTTTATAAACTTTTCTGAGCGTAGCACCTTCTCTAATCTTTTATGATATTGGACGAAGTACCTTTTTCAACGGAAACCAGCTTTTCCAACTAACATAAGGGGGGTGGGGCATTTAGTAAAAAAGAGTTACGCACAATCTAGACCTATTTTTTAGTACTGGTATGTCTATTTCTAGAATCTGGGGTATAGGTCGAATATAGATATAGCTCTATTTGGCTCAAATTTGCCTCAAATTCTTCGTTTTTTGTTTTCTTTGAGGGTAAGTACCAATATGTTTATTTCGAGACTGTTTTCGCAATTCTACGAGTTCATATCTTTCATGTATCTCGCAATAGTTTTCTGCATTGTATTCTAGTTTATAATATATATGTTTTTTTCCAGTGATATCCTTGATGACCGTAAAGTTTGGTAGCGCTGCGTAAAGCAACTGAGATAGGATTGCCACTACAAAGAGTATTTGTTTCATGTGTTTGCCTTTTATTTAACATTTCCAACGTTATAACTTACAACATACAAATCTTGAAATCAAGAACCTTTTTCAAAATTTTGTATATTTTTTCTATGAGATGGCTTTTTTCTATATCGAAAAATATTTTTGAAAATTTTTTCTTTCTTTTTAGATATTATGTTAATAATATCTTTTTCTTTCTTTTAGAATAGTTAGAATATATAGAATAGTTTAGCTCCCCACGTACTTACAATATAAGCTTAAATAGCTAGTTTGTCAAGAACTTTCTGAAAAATAAATAAAAAAAATAAACTTCTTGCTTTGTAAGTTATTTGTTCGTATATTATGTGTATGAAAAACTACAGTAAAAACGACGCACGTGATTATTGTGCGAACTGGAATACTGGCAAATGCCTTGGTTGTATGATGTATACGACTCCTGATAATATCTTGAAGATGAAAATAGATTCTGAACTTGCTAACAAGGATTGTGTCATTGATAAAGGATGCGACTATTTCGATATGGTGGTCGTGCCTTCAATCCCTAAATAGGAGAAGAGAATATGAAAGAAAGAGATGTCTTGAATTATATCGAGAACAAATATCCAGAAATGTCCAAACGATTCAAAGAGATACTAGATGAGGAATACAGATTGTTTTGTAGAAAGCAGCACGATTACGGCAGCGACAACATAACGCTAGGTGAAGACCTGAGCACGGAAGAAGGTAGGATGGTATCTCTGACAGCTTTGGTTGTTAGGATGAATGATAAAATCAATAGATTGAAAACTATTATCATAAAGAACAAAGGACGTAACGCTGTAAGTAACGAAACCTACATGGATGCTTTTAGAGACTTGTCCATCTATGGAATCATAGCACAGCTTGTTGCTGAAAACAAATGGGGTTGATAAGAACTATCAAGCTTAGGATAGAAGCAGCAATACTTAAAACACTACTAAAACTACTAACCAATCGGAAAAAATCATGAAATGGAAATCAGAAGAATTAAATATATTGAATCTGTATAGAGACGGTACAAAGACCATAGAGCAGATTCGAGATTATCTCAAGAAGTCTGGATACAAAAGAACATACAAGAGTGTATCTAGAAAGCTTGAAGCATTGAATATTAAGAAACCTCTAGCAAATTATAGCAATATTGATTTACCAAAGATATTGATATTAGATATCGAGACCACACCTATGGGTGTATGGACTTGGAGTCTTGGTAAACAATACGTTGGTCATCACGCTATCATGAAAGATAAGAACGGTAAGATGATGGATTGGAATCTTTTAAGCTGGTCAGCTAAATGGTTGTATGATGATAAAGTATTAAGTGATGTGTTGACACCAAGAGAAGCTAGAGCTAGAAACGACAAGCGTATCATGAAGTCTGTTTGGAAGTTATTGAACGAAGCAGATGTGGTCATCGCTCATAATGGCGACAGGTTTGACCTTAGAAAGATAAATGCTAGGTTTATTGCTAACCATATCAAAGCACCATTACCATTTAAAACCATAGATACGTTAAAGCAAGCTAGGAAAGAGTTTGCATTCTCATCACACAAGCAGGACTTCATAACTAAGTTCCTAAAGCTAGAAGAAAAGCTTGATACAGATTTTCAGTTATGGATTGATTGTATGAGTGGTAATGAGAAAGCATTGAAGAGAATGGAAGAATACAATAGGACTGATGTTGTAGGACTAGAAGATATGTATTTAAGACTAAGACCTTACATGAGGTCGCATCCAAACATGGCTGTAATGGTAGATGATGACTGCTGCACAGTTTGTGGTAGCGATAAATTAAAAGCGTCTAAGAAGTTTTACTATACAGGCTCTAGTAAGTTTAGGTTGTATAACTGTCAGAGTTGTAATTCACCATACATTAGAAGTAAAAACAGTGAAGGAAGTAAGGTAGTTGAAAAACGTTCTGTGTCGAGATAACTTGACTTTGAGCTGTTTTTGACTTATATTATATATGATAACTAGAAAAATTAACAAGGTTAATCATCCGATATATAGTAGTGTAGAAGAGTTTCGAACGAGTAACCCTAGTGTAGACTTAGTTGAAAATTGGAGGGAAGGCACCGAAGGTAGCTGGGTAGTTTCAGACGATGGTCAAGTTTGTCAAGTTCTGAAGCGTGGGACAATGTCCAAAAGGGCAGGTAGCAAAGAAAAAAACTATTACATTAGGGTTCCTCTCGGAACTTTTATTTGTGGGAAAAATATAACGATGGAAGGTGAACCAAGAAAGAACCTTTATTCTTTTGGCTTGGCTAACAAAACCGTCTATGAACACAAGGTCGAAAAGAAAAAGACCACACAAAGAGAATTCCTCTTTGCTCAATATGTAGCAAAAGGGGAAGATGTCGTAGAAGCTTTTGTAAAGGCATTTCCAACGAACAATAAATCGTACGCTGAAGGTCAAGCCAAAATCTTAATGAAAGCTAAAAGGATTCAGAAATTGATTAGAGAAGAAATAGATAAGGTATTAAGTGATGCTGATATCACTCCTCTGTATTTATTAGAGCAGATGAGAGATATTGTTGACAGAAGAGACTCTCATGATAGAGACAAGATACAAGCAATAAAGACATTGATGCAGATTAGTGGCATGATGGATACAGAGAAGAAAACAGAATCCGTTGCTGTATTCCAAGGATTTACAAAAGAACAATTAGATGCCATAGGAGGTGGTAATGTCAAGAAACTTGCGTCGGCTGAGAGAGAAGTTGAGGTCTAAGGACTGTCAATTTTGTAGTGTCAGTATGTTAGATAATTGTTTAGTCATACATGATGTTGATACCAATCAATATTTTGCTCAGTGTAGACACTGTATGACTGTTTACAATCACAATTTTAACATAGAGCATTTAGGTGTACCTGGAATTATAGGAGTAGCATAGTTATGTCTGGAGAGAAAATTGCTGTGTATGGAACGCTCAGGAGAGGTGAAGGTAAGCTGGGTAAGCTAAAGAATAGTTCTTTAGTGTATCCAGGTCATCAAACGTTTCCAGCTGTTATCCACAATAACAAAGGTAAGGGAACTGTGGTTGAAGTTAGAGATGTTAGTAGAGAGCAGTTGCTGCGTTACGATATGTACGAAGGTGTTAGCTCTGGTTTGTACAGAAGAATAAAGGCTGATATAGATATGGAAGATGGAACACAAGAGAAAGCATGGGTGTATGTAGCAGGAGATGAGATGATGCAGAGAAGTAATTCGTTTACCGTAATACAAAGTGGAGACTGGTACAATAGATAATTTTAATATAAACTCAAGTGGTCAAAAAGAAAAGGACAGGGTATTAAGTTTAGTTGCTAATGACCTAGTTTCATTTGGTCAACTCTTTTTACCAGACGACTTTATGAAGTCATCACCAGCTCCGTTTCATTACGAGGTTGGTGAAAAGCTGTTAGACCCTGAGTCCAGAAGAATGTGTATCGTTCTACCTCGTGGTCATTCTAAGTCCACAATGGCTAAAGCAGCACTGTTGCATAAAATCTATTTTAACCCACAAGGCAAGAAAGAGTTTGCTGCTTGGGTATCCGAAGAACAAGGTCAGGCTGTAGACCATCTTAAGTACATTAAGAATCACATGGAATACAACAATGCTTTGAATTATTACTTTGGAGATATGGTTGGTGGTAAATGGACTGAGAAAGAAATCACTACCAGCCGTGGAGATAGAATCATAGCAAAGGGTACTAGCCAGAGATTGCGTGGTCGCTCAGAGCTTGGTACTCGATATACAAAGATTATACTTGATGACTTTGAATCTGAGTTAAATACAAAGACTCCAGATAGAAGACGTGAGATTAAAGAGTGGTTGATGTCTACTGTTTATCCATCATTAGAAGAATCAAAAGGTAATGAAGGTTCTATTTGGTTGATAGGAACTATTGTTCACTATGACTCTGCCTTACAGGCAATCTACGATGGATATCTAGATGCGAAGGAAAAACAAGAACCATATACATGGGACGTAGTTTTTCACAGAGCATTAGAAGATGGTAAACCTTTATGGGGTTCATATTTTAGTAAGAAGAAAATAAATCAGATACGTAGAGACTACGAGAATGTAGGGCAGCTACATAAGTTTGCACAAGAGTACATGAACGATGCTAGAGACCTAGCAACAGCTAAGTTTAAGATAGATAGAATACAGCATCATGATTACGAACTTGTATCTAGTGGCAATCAATCTTACTTGAAAGATAATGATAAAGTTATTCCAGTAAATGTTTATATGGGTGTAGACCTGGCATATGAATCAAATGCAAACAACGATTATCAGGTTATTATGGTTACTGCTGTCGATAGCGAAAAGAACTTTTATGTTATTGATTACTATCATGAGCATTTACCACTTTATGAGATGCCACAAAAGATTTTTGAACTAGCTAAGCTTTACTCTCCTATAAGGAGAGTAAACGTAGAGCATGTAGGAGCACAGGGAATTATTAAGGATTCTGTCAATCAGATTAGTGGCTATGACAGAAAAATGGCTCCTGGTATAGCTAGAGGAGTAAGACCTCCACAGGGAATTAAAAAAGAAGATAGAATAGAATCTTCATTATGTCCTATAGTAAATAGACAAAAACTATATATTAAAAAACATCATCAGGAGTTAGTGGATGAAATGTTTCATTTTCCAAAAGGAAAGAACGATGACCTACTTGATGGGCTTTGGTATTCTATCACAAATGCAAGGGCACCACTTAGTAAAAGCTTTGATGCTAGTAATTTTGACCTAGAAGATAAGCAAGAAAATAGAGATAAAAAGAAGTCTGTAATACGAAGTTGGATTACTGGTCAAAGAATTTAAAAAAAATACTTGACTTCAGGGTCTTTTTGTATTATATTATATACTGTATACATTAAAGGAGTTCCGCTATTAACTACGTAGAAACTTTCGCAGAGCACAACGAGGCTCAAAAGAATCGAGAAATGTGGAGACGTTGGAGAGATGCGAGGGCTGATTGGGAAGTAGAAGCAAGAGATGCTATTGACTTCTCTCTGGGCAATCACTATTCTCCTGAAGAGTCAGATATGCTTCAATCTGTGGGGCAAGGTGACTTTATTATTGACAGGGTATATGCTGCTGTTGATAAACTTAAGTCTTTACTTACATCTCGCAATCCTAAATTCTCAGCAGTTGCCAGAGAAGATTCTGATTACAGATTATCAAATGTTTGGAGAACAATACTAGAATATGTCTGGGATATCTCCGATTGCAATACTCATTTTAAACAAGTTGTTCATGATTATTCTGTTTCAGGTCTAGGGTATTTTTACGTCTATTTAGACCCAGAAGCTGATTATGGCAGAGGTGATGTAAAAGTTACACACATAAATCCTTTTAGAATATACGTAGACCCAGCGTCTAGAGATAGATATTATGCAGATTCATCTGCTATGATTCTATCTACCATACTTACTAAAGACCAACTACTTGGTCTATACCCACAGCTTGATGAGCTTATAGATAATATAGATGTATCAAGTGATGAAGAAGACTATCCAGACTCAAAGAGAAAGAACTCTTCAGAGTCATTTACTCCAGACGTAGTTAAGGACTACGACAGAGGTGGGTATGAGAAATATAGAATTTTAGAAAGGTTTGAGAAAGTCAAAGTTCCTTTCTATAGAATGTTTAACAGAGAGACCCAAGAGGAGAAGATAGTTGATTTGGAAACCTTCCAAACGATTGTAGAAGAAAACGGTCATCTGTTAGAATCGGGACTGGTTGAAGCAGTAGAAGTCCTACAAACGAGGGTTCGTCACGTAGCCACAGTAGGACAAATTTTATTATACGAGCAAACGCTCAATACGGACATTTATCCCATCATACCAGTCCCTAATATTTGGACTAACACTCCTTATCCAAAGTCAGATGTAACAAAAGTAAAAGACTCTCAGAGATTAATTAATAAATTATTCTCACTAACATTGAGTCACGCTCAAGCATCTGCTGGTCTAAAGCTATTAGTTCCAGAAGGAAGTGTTGATGACATAGGACAGCTTGAGAGAGATTGGGCTAATCCTAATGCTGTTATAGAATATAATCCAGAGTTCGGAGAACCACATTATCCATCTCCACAACCATTAGCATCTGAGTTCTATAGTTTAATATCTAGAGTTGAGTTTTATATAGACTTGAACTTTGGTATATCAGAACTGATGCAAGGATTTAAATCAGGAGCTCCTGATACTGTAAGGGGTACTTATTTATTACAAGAGATGGGAGAGAGTAGAGGTCGTTCTAAGTTGAGGGACATAGAGGGAAGTTTAGATATGCTCGGTAAAGTAGTTTATAACTTTGCTAAAGGGCATTATAAATTTCAAAAGACTTTTAGAATCGTGCAACCTA